CTGGACATAAATTTGAGATGGATGACACACCAACAAGAGAACGTGTTTGTCTATCACACAGAACGGGGACATTTATCGAAATGCATCCCAATGGAGATGAGGTTCACAAGGTTTACGGAAACGGTTTCACAATTATCGTTTCAAACAAAAATATATTGATTGGTGGTGATTGTAACATACAAATAGAAGGTAATTGCAACCTAAATGTTACAAAGGACATGAACGTTCAGGTCGGTGGAAACTACAATTTGCAAGTCAAAGGTGAAACCAATATCAGGTCTGTTGGTGATATTGATATTTTGGGTGACAATGACGTTAGGGTAACTGCCGATGAGAATTTTGGTGGAACGATGTATCTCGGTGCAGCAGACCACATATCAATTGCTTCTGATTTGAACGTTGGTGGTGCTATCCACGCAGACGTAATAAGTGCAGAGTCTAGGGTTACGGCAGGTAGTGGTGTCTATGCGGGTGATGCCGGATTCACAACTTCAGGTGGTGTTTCTGCTGGATTTCCTAGCCCACTATCACCAGTTGCTGTTCCGGGACAAATAAATGCGATTGGAACAATCAATTCTGTTGTTTCTGTAAATGCACCTTTGATGACCTGTAAATTGGCAGAATTTGGAGTCTTGGATGCAGTTTTGATGGCGGATAAAATAAATTCAGCGATATTTGATACACACATTCATGGAAATGGTAATAATGGAACACCGACAACATCGCCATTTTCAGCATTTGAAGGTTTATAATTAGGAGATAATATGGTAGCAGTGGCAAACGCAGCAGGAATTTGGCATTCATTTGGTTATAATTTTGATGATCCAAACGGACACATCCAAGAGTTGTCGGAACAAACACAAACACACCTAACTGATATGCCACCATTCATAACAGATTGGCAAGCTCAGGATATTGCAAACAATGACTTTGATGGGTATTACCAAAATCCTATGCAGTCTATCAGTATGTTGATTTATCAAACTGCAAATTCGATTGTGATTTCTACGACCGGTGTAACGAATCTAGCAAACGTGAATTCTTCAGCAACCACTTTGATGGGTAATACTCAAAACTTTTTGGCACACACAGCAAGACTGTCTGGTGTCATTGAATTTAATGGTTCCGATAGTCAAAACGTGTATATGCAACAGGCTCTATCAGCCGGCAGAACGGCTATGTATATTACCAGTCAGACCGATGGTGTTACTAATAATGCACCAATTTTAGGCAGTTTTTCTAGTCTTATGATTGAACCTCAGTTGATTGCAAATAACGATATACTGGTTACCTATGCACAAGAGGTTGCCAATAGCATTTACCTAGGTTCATCAAATTTGACGAGCCAACAGATAACAACCATAGACACTCACATAAAAAATCTCAACAATTTCATGGATTATAGAAGAAACTCAGATTTGAACTATTATTCAAACGTGAAAAGGTTTATAGACGGATACAATAAGACCAAAAGATTGAATAATATGGGAGAAACTGAAAAGTATCTGGTCAATAATTTGATTGGAACACCGAAAGCGAAAGCCAGACTGAATATGAGTTAATTACCGAAATTTCGAATTTTTGCGTTCCGGCCCAAGAATTTTTTTCGACAGCTCCAAAAGTCCAAAAAGCGAATCCACTCCTAGCGTATAAATAAAAGATGGCAACAAACATACAGAAACTTTTCTCAGACATAGACTTCACACTCGCAAAGAGACCTGTGTTGGGTGATATCGCTTTGAGTTATGATAACCAAGCTGTTATTCGCTCAATCCGGAATATATTATTGACCAAAAAATACGAAAAACACTGGAACCCCAATTTCGGTTCAAATGTTGATACACTTCTGTTTGAAAATGTATCGTTTACAACTGCAAATGCACTTGAAAAAGAGATTGCAACTACAATAAAAAATTTCGAACCTAGAGTCGACCTTAAAAATGTTGTGGTGAAACCGTATACAGACAGAAATGCCTATGATGTTACTTTGACGTTTTTTATAGCAAATGCAACACAACCAACTACTGTAACAGTTTTTTTAGAGAGAAACAGATAAAATGGCAGGTGCAAACTCAAATTTCAACATAACAGAACTAGATTTTAATTCTATAAAGTCTAGTATAAAGAATTATATGAAGGACAATGGTGTTCTTCAAGATTATAACTATGAAGGCTCTGCCTTATCCACTTTGTTGGATGTTTTGACTTATAACACACAGTATAACGCATATTATCTAAACATGGTCGCTAATGAAATGTTTTTAGATACTGCACTACAAAGAAATTCTGTTGTTTCACAAGCAAAACTATTAAACTATGTTCCAAAGTCAGCAATCGCACCTTCAGCCACAATCAACATTACAGTAAACAACGTAACATCAGACCAATCTCTGACATTACCAAAATATACAAATTTTTTATCAGAATCAATTGACGGTGTAAACTACAACTTTGTTAATGCAGATACACATACAGTAAATGTTGTAAATAATGTTGCACAATTTAATGACGTTGTTTTGAAACAAGGTAATGCACAAACATATTCTTTTACAGTTGACAAGGGAACTAACCCAAAATCATTGTTTAAAATACCAAATGCGGATATTGACACAACAACACTTTTGGTTGCTGTTCAAGAATCTTCTTCAAATACATCAATAACTAATTTCACACGTGCAGATAACTTCTTAACCTTAGATGGTAATTCCAACGTATTCTTCTTACAAGAAGGCATGAATGGTTACTATGAAATATATTTTGGTAATGGTGTTTTAGGTAAAGATTTGAATAATGGTAACATCGTAAGATTATCATTTATTTCCACTAGAGGTCTAAATGGTTCAGGTGCAAATAACTTCACTGCTATGGCAACTATTGGTGGTTACGGAGACATTGTTATTACACCAGTATATGCAGCTTCTCAAGGTGCCAATAGAGAAACTATTGATTCAATTCGTTTTCAGGCTCCAAAATCATATGCATCGCAGAAAAGAGCTGTTACACAAGACGACTACATTACCGCAATTCAACAGAACAATTTAGGATATTCTTTTGATGCAGTCAATGTTTGGGGTGGTCAACAAAATGATCCTCCAGTATATGGTCGTGTATTTGTTTGTGTCAAACCATCTGGTTCCTATACACTAACTGAGAATCAAAAATCAAAATTGGTCAAAGATGTTTTGAAACCAATATCTATTATGACGGTTGAACCAACGTTGGTTGATCCTGATTATACTTACATCCAGATTACAGCAAACGTTCTATATGATCCTAAGAAAACTGTTTTGACCGCTGCACAGATTAAATCTTCTGTTAAAAATGCAATTAATACCTATGCGAAGAACACATTAAACACTTTCAACTCAACGTTCAAAGCATCCGAATTTAATAATTTAATCAACTCTGTTGACACATCAATCATCACAAACGAAATTTCAATCAACTTACAGAAGAAATTTTTTCCAAATCTAACCACACCTACGACATATAAGTTATACTATGGTGCTGAATTAGATAAAGGTATGTTTTTGACTGGTATTTTGAGTTCACCAACAGTTGTTTACAGAAATCCATTGAACTTGTCACAAACAATACAAGGATTAATTATTGAAGAAGTTCCTTCATCAACTGGTGGTGTAGAATCCATCACACTTACAAACCCTGGTTTTGGTTATCAATCAACTCCAACAGTCACCATTTTAGGTGATGGTTCTGGTGCAACAGCTCAAGCTGTAGTTGTTAATGGTGTGATTAGAGAAATTAAAGTTTTAACCAAAGGAACAGGTTACACTTCAGCAATCGTAAAAATTACTAATGCTGCAAACGACACAACAGGAACATTAGCTGCAGCAACTGCCACACTTGAAGGTAAATATGGAACATTGAGAACATATTACAATAGCGATTTGAATGTTAAGACAGTATTCAACGGCAACATTGGAACAGTAGATTATAAGGGTGGTATTATTACATTGAATGCTTTTGCACCAATTCAAGTTGACAATCCATTAGGTCAACTAACTGTGACGGCAAAACCAGTTTCAACAATCATTTCATCAACTTACAATAGAATTATTACAGTAGATGAATTTGATCCACAATCAATCATTGTTAACGTAACAGCTAAATCAACATGATAGATACAGGACAACTAACATCTATACTGGTCAAAGACCAGTTACCGGAACATATCCGTGATAATTCTAATTACGAAAACTTCCACACATTTTTGAAGGCATATTATGAATGGATGGAACAAACAGGTAGAGTTTCAGATAGAACAAAGAATTTACTTTCTTATAGAGATGTAGACCAAACAACTGAAGAATTTTTAGACTACTTCACGAATGATTTTCTTCCGTTCTTTCCTAAGGAAACACTTCTTAGTAAAGAAGAAACAATCAAGGTTGCCAGACAACTATACCAAACAAAAGGAACACCAGCATCATATGAGTTCCTGTTTCGTGTTCTATTTAATTCCGAATTTGAAGTTTTCAATACTAAAGAAGCAGTATTTAAAGCCTCTGCTGGAACATGGTATGTTTCTAAGAGTTTAAAACTTGCATCAAGTAATAGAAATTTTTTAGATACCAAAAATCTTAGAGTATTTGGTATAGAATCCAAATCGATTGCAACTATCGAAGCCGCTGTATTGGTTGGTGACAAGACTGAAATTTTTATTTCTGATATTGAACGTCTGTTTGAATCTGGTGAGTTTGTTAAAATTGTAGACTCCAACAACCAAGATGTGTTGTTTGATGGTGAAATACTTACAGCAAAAATTGTAGGTCAAGTTAGTCAAATTAAAATCAATTCACAAAAACGTGGTGCATTATATCAACCAGGTGATCCTGTTGTTGTATATGATGGCATGGATGATCCTGCCAATGGCGTTGGTGCATCAGCTATCGTTTCCGAAACTACTAAAGGTTCTCTACAAAGAATCAACGTAGTTAATGGTGGATTCGGTTATTCTTTAAAACCAAATACGATTGTTACAATTATTGGTGGTGGCGGAGCAAAAGCAAACGTATATGCTCTATCGGATTTCTTACCACCATCTTACACAATTGTTAATGCTGGAACAGGTTACAGAGTTAATGATAGAGTCAATCATTCTAATGCTGCGTTTGCTTATGTCACAAGTGTGAATGAAAATGGTGCTATCACAAGTATAAAATATATGCCATCTGTGAATGCTCGAGCAGTTGTAAGTTTAACAGCAACAGTAGAATCATCCAATCCTTTGGCAAGCGGTGCTGTTATAACAACTGCGCCTGCGCCAGGTAATGCCAGAGCAAACGTGAGTTACATATCAACAGATATTATTGGTTTTAAAGATGATGTTGTTATTGGTAACAGTCAATTCTTCTTTGCAAATATGGCCAGTGCCAATGCAAACACCAGATTGATTGATGCTTTTTCTTTTTCAACATTAGAAACAAGTTCAATTTTCAGTATGGTTGTTGATAATGGTGGCGGCGGTATTGCTGCCATACCAAATATTCAAGTTACATCTACCATACCAACAGAAGATGAATTCAATACTTATTCAGCTGCATACTCCGATATTGCACCACTTGGCATCTTAGCACCGATACAAATCGTTAAAGGTGGTGGATGGTATCAAGCAAACGATAAAATTATTTTTAGTGGTGGTTCTGGCCATGGTGCATATGCGAATGTAACATCTGTCGGTGCAAACGGAACTATCACAGGAATTTCTTATGTATTTGATCCTGCTGATCCGTTTCCAAAATATCCTTTGGGTGGAACAGGATATAAAAATGAATTTTTACCATCAGTATCTGTTCAATCCGCAAACACTCATGCATCAGGTGCAGTCATAACTGTTCCTGGAATATTAGGAACTGGTGCAGAATTTTCTTTGGTTGTGGACCGAGTTGGTTCTGTTACATCAATTGCACTAGAAAATTATGGCGAAGATTATTCATCACAACCTGGTGTTTCTTTGAAGGTTCAAGACATTGTTGTTTCAAATGTGGCAATAGAAAACTTACCACGTAAGGGTGAATATATTTACCAAGGTCCAACAATCGACCTGTCCACATAT